TTGCAGACCATCCAGGATTCCGAAAGTCATCTCCATATTCGTAGTGTTATACGCGGGCAGAAGCCAACCGTTCTTTTGAGCAATTGCCACCAGTTCGAGTGAGCTAACGACAGCCATGACAAACTCCACCTTTCTTTCGATAGACCAAGACTTTGCCTGCAATATACTCTATTTGTTTATGGTTGTATATGGTCGTATATATAACTATATTGTCGAGTCATCAGAGCAACAGTTCAACGACTTGAGGAAGGCAGATTATGTGTCAGAAAGCAGTAGTCTTCGACTTTGATGGCACCTTGGTGAACTCTGCTGCCATGTGGAGGAAAACCTTGGAAACGTACTTGGCCGACTATCTACCGGACAACTCACGCTCCTATCTCGATGAGATTGAACACCTCAGTTTTGGCGAGAAATGTTGCAGATTCCACGACGAGCTGGGAGCCGGCGGTACTGTTCAGGAAGTATTTGATGACTTGAGCTCACGCGTTATCACTGGATATGCCAATGACGTTATGCCCTTGCCACATGCGCTTGAATATGTTGCCTTTCTCCATTCAAACGGAATACAGCTTTCTATCGCAAGCTCAACGCCACCAACAATAATCAGAAATGCGCTCAGCAACCTCAACATAGCCGATAACTTCGCCGCAATTGCCTACACAGGAGATGTTGGCAATGACAAGAGCCGGCCAGATGTCTACCTCGAGGCAATAGAGCGCGTCGGGTCAGCACCGGAACATTCGATTGTTTTCGAAGATGCGGTCTTCGGCTGCAGAGCATGCAGGCTCGCAGGTATTCGTACAGTGGGTATTACGTATAAGAAGAATGACCAAGACACTCAAGAGCTTAGCCGCTATTCAACCATCGTCATAGAGGATTATCACGATCCGAGAATCTACGAAATCGAAAACCTCTAGGCATCATTTGAAACCGCTGTTAAACCAGCTCTTATATGAACTCGAGCGGATAGAGGGGCACCGAGCTAATCTGCGGCCGCCTCGCTCGAGTTGAACCTGTTGTGAGTCGTGATGCCGACCGACCTGAGTGGGACCGCATAGGAGGAGAGCGTGTCCGCGAAGACCTCGGCGCCCGCGAGGGCGGCGCTGGCGATCGACGCACGCACCCTCTCGGAGCCGGTCTTCCCCCCCTCGACGACACGCAGCAAAAGCAGTCGCCCGAGTCGTCAGCGCCCGTGATGACGCCGAACTCAGCATTCGGCAGCCCGCGCCTGCCCGATCCGCCGCCCTACCTAGGCATGAAGCCGTGAGGCGGCGGGCCCCTGAGGGACTCGCCCAGCCGAGGCCCGTCCACTTGGATCGACTCCCCTCGAACGCACTGGTCCATCTAGCCATCACGTCGCAGAGCCGCCTCCCCATGCACCAGGATGTTGGCAGGCTCACGGAGCACCGCCTCTCGCACCCCCGAGGGAAGCGCCCTCGAGCGAGAGCGTGGCGCCGACGAACTCGAGCCGCGCCGATAGGGGCAGCCTCGATAGCGCCAGCGGCCACCCGCCCCCTCGGTGAAGGTGCGCCCGCACCCACGTCAGACCCAACACTGGGTGCCGTCGGCATCGTACCCGCCCCTGACGACGTGCGAGCAGCCGCGCCTCGGGCACTCGCCTGGCTCGCCAGACGGCTCTCCCGCGACGAGCGTATCCCTGGTCCTCCTGGCAAGCTCGTACCTTTCGCCCGCCGGCAGCGCGAGCGCCCCCTGCAGCATATTGTTGTTCATCCGGGCCTCCAGCCCCTCGCTCTCTTGGTCGAAACGAAGGCGAGCAGGGAGTCCGGACGCATATATCAGGACTTGTTTAACAGCGAATTCCGAACATCTGAATCGCTGGCCACTGGGCCGGTCGCGATGCGAGCAGCCCTCCCCTACCGCGCGCCTGCGTACTTCCTGAGCTCATCGCGCACGATTTGGTCCATGGTCTCCCGGCTGAAGGCCTGGTCGACTTGCTCGGCCGCAACGGACCTGTCAGCGAAGGCGTCGAAGATCCGCTGCTTGTTCGCCAGGATCTGTATGATCCGCTCGTCGATGGTGTCCGTGCAGAGCAACCGGTAGACAAAGACCTTCCTCGTCTGCCCCATGCGATACGCACGGGAGATGGCTCGAATCTGCGCCACCGGGCGGTACTGGCTGGTGCGTTCAAAAAGTCGTCGATCCACGCCGGACGGGAAGCAGTCGATGGCCGTGTGGCATCGCAAGCTGGGACTGCGGGTGCGGCCGACGAGAAAGAGCAACATGAGAAGGCTCTCGTACGAGTGGCTCGCTGGGCTGCGGGAGATCGTGATCGACCCAGTGCGGTGCCCGCTCGCCTACGAGGAGTTCCGGCTCAAGGAGTTCGAGCGCGACCGCGACGGCACCTAGGTGGACGATATACCGGACGGGAACGACCACAGCATCGACGCGGTGAGGCGGTGATGGACGACGTGCTGAGAGGTGCGTGATAGGGTTCTCTGCTGCGAGCTGCTCTTCTTCCCCATGAGCTTGTTCGGCATGACCTTCTCACTTGTGAGCTTATCAGCAGTATTCTTCTCCTACTATATACGTGAACGTGCATGAGGATGCCGAGATTTGCGGGTCCGTACCTGCGAACATACATGGTACGGGGCGGTTATGCGCGGGGGTTATCGGCATGCTGTTCCTCACCATGAACGCGAAGGCGAGGATGCCGGGGCACAGGGATTGCATTCATCCTGCTCGCCTGCGAGAGCGCTAGAAGATGTCCTCCCAGACGTGGCAGCATGTAAGGCAGCGGAACTCGGAGACGGGAGCGTCATGGGTGTCGTCGAAGGTGGTGAGTGGGGACGCCGACATGGGCGCGAGCCCCTCGTCGCGCTGCTCGACGTCGGTGGAGCCGCAGCGGGGGCAGCAGTGGCCGGAGGCGCGGTTCGGCTCGTCGTGATAGTAACCGAAGAATAGGCCCATGGCCTTCTCGCCTGCTCTCTTGTCGGCTTGATCCTTCTCCGCCTTGGCCTTCTCGCCCTATGGACTGCTCGCCCATGGAGAGCGGGCATCTGTGACCAGGGCGGATGACTCCACCACTTCATTATGAGCGAGATCGCCGGAGGTGGCAGATGGTAGAAGGTCAGGATGAGTACTGGGTGCCGGAGGGCGTGAGGGCATATCTGTGCGGAGCGGGGTTCTCGACTAGGGCGCTGGAGGACATGGAGCCGTTTGTGAGGGAGTGGGACTCCTGGATGCGAGCCGTTGGGGAGTTCAATGACTACCGGGACACCGACGGGTTCGGGCGGGTGTATCAGGTGCATCGGCGGTCGATTATTCCGGCCATGAGGGTGTGCCGGGAGTAGGGGTCACTGCCCCTAGATGAGAAGACTGTCGTCGCCTGCGATAACCAAGAGTGCACGGACTGGCTCGGGTCGCTCTTCTCGGCATCGAACTTCTGGGGACGGGCGCAGGAGACCGTGGTGCGCGCTTTCGGGATCGGCACGGGGGCGTTCGCGGTTTGGATGGATACTGAGGCGCATATTGTCAAGGTGAGGCATTACGACGCTCGGATGGTCGTGCCTCTCTCGTGGGACTTGGAGGGTATACGGGAGTGCGCGTTCGTCACGCGGGCGTTCTCAAAAGGTGGGGTTATTGACCAGCTGCAGATGCATCTTGTAGGCGATGATGGGGCTTATCGGATACGAACCGTCTGCTTCGCCAAGGACGGGCGGATCGTCTCCGTGCCTAGGGTGGCGGACGAGGTGGGCACCGGGAGCATGGGGCCGACGTTCGGGATTGTCCGCCCTGCCGTTCCGAACACTCCCGTCTGCTTCTCGCCTTATGGGCAGTCGGTGTTCGCGGATGCGGTCTATGCCGTGCAGTCGGTCGACCTCGCCTACGATGCCCTGATCAACGAGATTGATGCTGGGAAGATGAGAGTCTTTCTCTCCGACGTCATGTTCAACCAGCAGAAGAACTCGAACGGGAACAGGATTCCCATCCCGTTCAGGAAGGGCAATTGTACCGTCTTCCGCAAGGTCATGAGCACGGAGGATACCATCACCGAGTTCGCGCCCGCCTTGCACACCGAAAAGCCCAGGGAAAAGCGTTCAGGCTCGCGCTGCAGGTGCTCGGCGACCTGGTGGGGCTCGTGGTCAACTACTTCGACACTGACAACGTGGGGTATGTCAAGACGGCCACCGAGGTGTCGTCTGACAACTCGGCCCTCATGCGCAACATACAGAAGAACGAGAACGTGCTGCAGGGGGCGCTCTGCGACGTCTCCAGGGCCGTCATGGCATGCGCGCGCAACATGGGCGCTGCGCTGCCTGACGAGGGCGGCGTGGGCGTCATATTCGATGACAGCATCATCCAGGACACCGCGAGCGAGAAGCAGCAGGACATTGCTGAGGTCGCTGCAGGGCTCATGACTCGCGAGGAGTACCGCGCCCGCTGGTATAGGGACGCCGCTGGCTGTTCTGCCTCGTCTGCGGAGGCGGCTGGACGGGCGTGACGCGGGCCGGAGGGCGCCAACGCGTGGGACTCGCGACAGGTCGGGTGCGGCGGAGCGGGCTTGGCTGAGCGCGGCGTCGGAGGCAGACTGCCGGGGCGGCCGAAGACCGGTGCGCAGGCTGGTTGCCGCAGGCCCGCACGCGAAGCCATGCCCGCGCAGGCGCGCGGCCGCAACGTGAGGCCCCCAGGGCGTCCGCAGGCCCGCGGCACGCGCGGCCCGGCCCCGCAGCCGACATGGTCATGAGGGAACTTCGCTACCCGGAGCCGCCCTTCCCCTCTGCGTGGTTGGCCACATCTACGTCGGCGCCATTCTCCCGCGTTGATATGGTCCTGATCTGCCCGCCGCCTATGAGCAGGGCGTCGGCCTCGTTGAAGGCGAAGTCGAGGTCGTCGAGCTGTCTGGCGTAGTCATCCTCGGCGCGCGCCACCTCGTTGGCAAGGAACATCTTGCCCTGCACGGCAGCTCTCCTCCTCGACAGATCCCTCTCTGCCGCCTCGGCCATGCGGAAGGGATTGAGCTTGTTGGCCTGCCTGCCGAACTCATGCGCGGCGTCGAGCAGGGGGTTCTGCGGCTCGTACCCGTCATCCTCCGCCTCGGCGACGAGCAGCGGCAGGCCGCCGATCTTCGAGATGCGGTCGACCAGGTTGGTCTCGGTGGGGCCGATGGCAGCCTCGTACTCCTCTTCGAGCCGCTTAGCAAGCTTACGGGCACCCTCTAGCCTGCCGTCGGTGTAGTCCGAGTCGATGCCCATCGACACGCGTTCGGACATCGCGATGAGCCTGTAGGCGTAGGCCGCCCGCGCCTCGAACGGAGCGAGGTCCGCGACCCTCTCGCGCGGCGCCCCTTCGTCCAGTGCCTTCTTCTCGCCCAGCAGTCTCGTTCCCCAGTCACGGATGGCCGAGATCTGGTAGTTCCACGCCTCGTTGGCGTCGTGGCGGGCGCGGTCGGCTATCTGGAGGGCCTGGGACCTCTTCTCTGGCGTCGAGAGGAACTCCTGCTGCCTCTCCGCGAGCATGCGGAGGTCGTTGAGGGCTGTCTTGAGCGCCGCGTCGCCCTCGAAGGCCATCTCCTTCAGCACCTGCGCGACCCCCTCCTGAAGCGCCGTGAGCTGCTTGTTGACCTAGTTCATGAACGCCATGCCCACGGCGACGGCACCGGCCTGGAGCGCGAGGTTCGCCGCGCCGACGGGCGTGAGGCCCCGCTTGCCTGGATTGCCGCCATCTCGTTGAACTTGCCGTCCTTGAAGTTCGAGAGGAGCTTCCAGCCGTCCTCAACGCCGCTGTGTCGATTGCAGAGGTCGGCCCAGCCGACGCCCTCGGGGAACTTCACCACCGCCATGCCGTACTCCTGCGCAGCCTGCCCCGCGTTGGCCGTGAGCGGGACGAGGGTGTCCATGACGGTGGAGGCCCTCTCGGGCGTCGCTATCGCGACCGAGCTCTGTCCGTTGCTCCCGGAGTAGCTCGCAAGCTCGTCGGGCGTCACGCAGGAAACTGCGAGCTCGTCCGCGGACTCGACCGCCGGGGCGATCTCTTCCTTGGGCTCGTCATCGGGGGATGCCGACTCGTATTCATCGTCGTCCTGGCGTCTGCCGCGCCACCGATCCATGAATGACATGATGGAACTCCTTGCGTGAATGCTGTTGGGCACCATTATCCCACGGCAACTGGTGGCGCTGCATGACCGACGGCTGCTGATGCGGCTTCGAGACGAGTCTGCACGGCGCGGCGGGGACTCACGTGGCGTTACAGCCGCCCGCACCGGGAACGGGCCAGGTTGATCGTCGGGGGCTCCAAGACGGCCTCTGGTGCGTTGTCCGGAGCCCTGGGGCGCTTACAGGTGTGTAGACCACCGCCACGTGCTACTCGCAGTCAATGTGAGCTCGCTACCGCGATGCTGCCGCCGCCTGCCGCCGGGGTCATCCGGCACCCCCGCATGCGGACGACCCACGACGGGCAGCATGCGGGGGTGTCGGATGACCCCGGCGGCAGGCGGCGGAAAAGGGTTCTCCTCCTCATCAAAACGCCCTCCGCGCTCGGCGCGGAGGGCACATGCTTCGAGCTCTTCTTTCTTCTCGGCTGTGCCACAAGCGGCACGATCTTCTCGTCCCTTGTGTACGGGATTTCCCAGAGCTTCAGCGCGTCCTCGAAGTCGGTGATGAAGCAGTCATCGGCGTGGCTTTCGACCGTGTGGGCCACGTCTGCGAGCGGGTAGCCGTCGGTCGGCTCGAACGTCATCGGCGTGGTTCGCCCTGCCGCGTCGAAGCTCATAGTCGTAGGGTCACCCTTGCTCTCCTCTCGCACGTAGGCCTTGCTGCGGGGCGTCACCCCCCATGCCAGCGCCCTTTGCTCGTGGCCGCTCTCCATCACGACCCTCTTCTCTTCGCTCATCGCTGTTCTCCTGTCTTCTCTGTTCACCGCCTGTCATACCTGATTACCCGCAGGCCATGGTAAATACCTTGTCTTCTTGGCAAATGGTTTTCGGTTTGCAGAGGCTTGTTCGCTCGGAAGATGAGCATAGGTGCGCACGTATGGCAACGCTCGAAATCGGGCGTAGCATTACACGAGCGATAGGGCACCGTCTGGCTTCCACAGTCACATCGGCGGGCGGTAATTGGCTTATGCCTCTCTATCGGCTGCTTCCGGGATTCAATGGTCTCGATCTCTTTTGGCCTTGGCTCATCGCTTGTAACGTTGTTATTTAATTATTTCGAGGAGCGCCTCCCATGAACAGAGTCACGCCAGACGCACCCGAGATAAGCTACTTCATTGGTGAGGGGCTGTGTGTTGAGGTACCTCCCTATCACGGAATCATCGACTTCACGGCAATGGTTCGAACCTAGGGGCGATCGCGAGGCAAGACAGCAGAGCAGGCAGTCTGCTCTTTTTCCTACTGATACCTTTGCTTCTATCGGACACAAAAAACCTGCTACCATAGCCCAACCGGTTCTTTTCGGTACTGTGTAAGCAGTTTAATTGTTTGGATAAAAGCCTTGCCATCATGGCTCTATCTACCTTGAAGACTTTCGCGCGTGTATGGCTTTATGCTAACCGATAGACTGGTACTGGCCGATTCCCAGGTGAGTAGTAAAGGACGATATGATTGAGATTGATAGTACGTCGCCACGCATCACGGAGGCGGTCTCGTTCATTTCAGATGTTGCGAAGCAGGCAGGCAACGAAGAGCAGCTGAAGATTCAGCTTGAGGAACGCCTGCATTCGCTTTGCGACGAACTGGGTATCAGCTGGAATCCTTACACCTATGAGATGAGCTTCGAGTCAGGCAGGTATCGGCTTGACGCCGTGCACGGTGCCACTGTCATAGAATACGAGCCGCCACGGTCATTTCATGGCGATACCAATTCGCAGCTCATCCATGCCAGAAGACAGGCCGAAGACTACACCAACTTGCTTGCATCGGAAGAAGGTCGCCTAAGGAGCAGATACTCTCTTGTCGTCTGGGACGGCGAAACCATTTCTTTTGGGCTGGCCCGAGACGGCGAGTTTGACTGGGAGCCGCCTCGCCCATTTGACTCGGCCTCCCTGGTGAGGCTTCTCGAACTGATTGATAGCGGCGGGAAGCCTCTGGTTAGCCCCCTCGTCCTCAAACAGCTCGTCGGACCAGATACGAGGATCGGCCGGCTCCTGATCCCACTGCTTTACTCCGCTGTCGTTGATTCCGTTGCATCTTCTGGAACCAACATGACCAAGCTCATTTACACCGAGTGGGCGCGTCTCTTCGGGCAAGTCGATGGCGAAAGCACAGAGCGTCTGAGCAACTATCTTGAGGGTGTTTCCCGTTCACACGGCATTGACTACTCGGGGCACCCCCAGGCCTACATCTTTGCCCTCAACACCTACATCGCCATCGTCGCAAAAATCTGCGCCGCCGCAGCCCTTACCTGGGACAAGCCGACTTCGAGCATTGATGCCACCAACCCCAAGGCCTTCCTGGAGGAATTGGAGAGCGGACGCGTTTTCAAACTGCACGGCATCCAGAACATGCTCTCCACGGACTTCTTTTCCTGGTATCTCCGGGACGGAGCCGTCGAGCGCTTCCGCAGGCCCCTCGAGGAGCTGCTCGACAGGTTAAGGGACATTGACTTTGACACCCGAAGAAAAGACCCCAGCTCCGTTCGCGACCTCTTCAAGGGCCTTTACATGGGCTTCACACCTGCCCCCATGAGGCATGCCCTTGGCGAATACTATACGCCCGACTGGCTCGCCTCCCATGTCCTGGACGCTGCGGGCTGGGATTGCTGGGACACCCTTCTTGACCCGACCTGCGGGAGCGGCACGTTCATCCTCGAGGCTCTACGGAGGCGCCTTGCAGATGCCAGCACCGTGACCACCGCCAAGGAGCTGTTGGACGGGCTCCATGGAATCGACCTCAACCCCCTCGCCGTCCTCACCACCCGCGCGTCCCTCGTCGTGTACCTGGCTGACCGCTTCGACCCTCGACAAGAGGTTTTCCTTCCCGTCTTTCTTGCCGATGCGATTAATACCGCCGAGCCCATTGACGGGGCTTTCAGACACACGATCCTCACCGAGAAGGGCGAGAGGACTTTTGCCATACCCGTGAGCATGGCCGGTGCCCCTGATTTCTACGTTGCCATGGACCAACTGCGCGTCTGCATTGACGCAGGTCTTGATAGAGATCAGGCCATGGCCTCCGTTGAGGCTATGGCCCCCTCCGCCCGATTGCTCGACACGTCGGAGCGCGCCACACTCTCCAAGACCGTTGACGATCTGATCGACCTTCATCGCAATCATTGGAATGGCATCTGGTGCCTCATCCTGTTCGATCGCATCGAGGCCGGCTGCATCCACGACATTGACCTTGTGGCGGGCAACCCGCCTTGGGTCAAATGGAGCAACCTTCCAAGGAAGTACGCTGAGTTCATAAAGCCGCTTTGTGAGAGGCTGGACATATTCAGCGAGGATGCCTGGGTGGGTGGCATCCAGTCGGACATCTCCACCGTTGTTACCTACCACGCGCTCGAGCGATTCGTCCGCAAGGGCGGTAGTCTCGCATTCCTGATTACCGGCACCGTCTTCAAGAACGAGTCAAGTCAGGGTTTCAGGCGTTGGAAAATCGACCATCTCTCCGATGGCTATTCCGAGCCCGTGCAGGTCGAGTTTATCGAAGACTACGGCGAACTGCGGCCTTTCGAGGGCGTTGCCAACTGGCCGACGCTTCTAGTGGTCCGCCGCAACGGCGAAGCCACGCATTATCCACTTCCCGTCCGTGTGTACCGAAAGCCCAAGGGAAGCTTTAACCCGAATGACTACGAGAAGCGGTTCGCAATTCCCATCCCGGGCACGACCGATGGCCCATGGCTCATCGGGCAAGAGCAAGACACGAAACTATGGCCTATGCTGTTTGATGCCAAGGCTTCCGCCCACTATGTGGCGCGCAAAGGTGTCACGACCGACGCGAATGGCATTTTCTTCGTGAAGGCAGAGCCCAGCCCAACCGATGACCTGATTCGGATTACCAACGACCCCGGCAATGGCAGGCGCCGGGGGATCAGCATTAAGACTCAGGATGTCGAACCCTCCCACGTCTTCCCCCTTCTGCGAGGGAAGGACGTCAGGCGCTTTCGTATCGCATCTCCAGTCGATGAGTGCATCATCGTTCCCCAACATGGAATGTTCGGTGATGAAAACCTCCCTTCCGCAGACCCAAGGCTCTTCAACTATCTGAGCGCCTTCAAGGACATCCTTCTGCAGCGATCAAGCTATAGGAGGTTCCAGAAGGGGAAACCCTTCTGGTCCGTCTGGTCTACGGGCGAATACACCTTCGCCCCGTTCAAGGTAGTTTGGAAGGAGATGTCCGGCCACTCCTTCGTGGCGGCCTACGTGAGTACCGGCACTGTGGCTGGACGCTTTGAAAAGACAATCGTCCCTGATCACAAGGTCTACTTCGTGCCTCTGGAGTCGGAGGCCGAGGCAGCCTACCTCTGCGGCTTTCTTAACGCGAGAGTCGTTGCCCAATCCATAAGCTCCTATGCATCGTCCCTCAGCCTAGGCACGAGCGTCGTCGAATATCTCAAGATACCGCCTTACGACCCGGCATCATCATCCGCTAGGGAGCTATCGCGAACCAGCAAGGCTCTACATGATGGCGCTTCTCCCTCAGATGATATTGAACAGCAGCTAGACAGGTTAGTTCTGCAAATAATTCAGCAAGCTAAGGAAACCAGATGATGATTGCTGGCTAGTTGGATTAGGAAGGCGAAGAGGGTTCTGCTTGAGCATTTTCGACAAGTTCAATAACCAGGGCATGAGCGACCAAGACGCCTTCGAAGAGCTGTGCTGCCAGCTTTTCGAGACCTGGGGGCGGCACCATGAGCACTATAGCGACAGTTGGAAGTATCGCAACATCCGTGGCGCAGGTGGCGATGGAGGCATCGAGGCTTACTGGCACGACACTGTGAACGGCGATTGGGTCGGCTTGCAGGCGAAGTGGTTCCCCAAGTCGATGACCTCGACGCAGTATAACGAGCTCAGGAGGTCAGTCAGGTCCGCCATGGACATGCGTCCGACGATGGGTCGCTACATCGTCTGCATTCCGCACAACCTAACCTCCAGAATGAAGGTTCGCGGGGGCAAGACGACAAAGGGCGAAGAGGGAAGCTGGAACGAGTTCGTCGAGAAGACCAAGGCCAAATACCCCGAGCTGCAGATTGAGCTGTGGGACGAGAACGAGATCTTTAACCAGCTTCAATGGAGTGTGAGTGACGGGCGTTACCGCTTCTGGTTCGACCGCTCCCTGATAAACACTGAAACAATCGAGATCTCGCTTGACGAGACAATCGAGACGCTCAGGAACCGTTACATACCCGAGCTGACCGACGATGGGGGCATATCTGACTTCCTCGACTCCTTCTTCGGCACGAAGGACGCGAGGTTGGCCCTTATCAGGCAAGTCGGTAGCTGCATCGCCCTCTGCGAGCAAATCGTAGCCCGGATTGCCTCGCTGGCCGAGGTGGACGATGAGACGGCATACAGCCTTAGAGACAAGGCCCATGCGTGTTCACGCGCGTTGCAGGGTTACTCCCGATGGCTCTCGGAACTTCAGCGCTCGCTGACGTTCGAACCAGCTAGCTTCCTCGGCGTCAAGCCATTCGAGGTTGACTATGCAGCCGTCGAGAACTTCTCCTCCGACGTGTATGACAAGAAGAAAGGTTACAAGTTACCGGGCCACCTCGACGAGCTTGACATGCTGCTCGACGAATTCCGTGACACCCCCTCGTCTTGGGAAATCGCCCATGAGGCCAGGCGCACCCTGAGCGAGGCCCATTGCATCATCGAGGGCGAACAGGGCACCGGCAAGACCTGCGGCCTCGCCAGCAAGGCGCGAGAATACCAGCAGAGCCAAATACATCTGCCCATTCTCGTCCTTGCCTCTTCTGTCAAGGACGATGAGCCCTGGTGGCGAGTCGTCGCCAGTGCTGTCGGCGTCGAATCCGATTGGAACGAGGCATCCCTGTGGCAGGCCCTCTCCTCTGCTGCCGCCCTTCACGATGTGACAGATGGCGACGTCGGCGTGAGGTCCAAGGTCGCCATTCTCGTAGACGGCCTTGACGAGAGGCCACCCTCCTCCTTCTGGGAGGGCATGATCAGAAAGGGCGATGCGATAAGTCGCAGGTACCCTAGGATTCGATTCGCCTACAGCTCACGGCCAAGCGGCATCGTCTTTGAGGACCGCAGCATCACCGAATGCTGGTACCATCTGGATGACGGTGGCGACGTTCCCGCACACCAGCTCTTCGACCGCTATATTAGACACTACCGTATAGACCTTGATGGCAACGAGCAGCTCAAATGGTTGCTGAATACCCCCATGGAGCTGCAGATGTTCTGTGCGGCCCACCAGGGAAGAAAGGTTTCCTCGCCAGTTTCCACCTGCCTAACCGACCTCGTAAAGGCAGAAATCGAGCGGCTTGAGGACGAGTTCGCCTCCCGAAACCATCGCCATGATGGCATTGCTGCCTCCCCCGTGCGGAAAGCCCTCCTGGCGCTCGCGCGCACCTTCTTGGGCTCCGACCACGACGAGCTGGCCGAGAGCGAGTTCGAAGATGCCCTCGCCAAAGCTGGCCTGGACAATTCTGGCTTCACGCAGATGACCGAACTACTCGTACGCTACGGCATCCTCTTCATGCGCCGCACTGAGGGCGGTGGTTCCTTTGATCCCTGCGAGATTACGTATGCGGCCGGCACCCGACACCTCTGGGACTACTTCATTGCGGTGCTCATGCTCGAAGACAGCTGCGGCCCCAACGAGAAGCTCCTTCGAAAGCGGCCGGATGCGTCGGAGATGCTCGCCATTCTGCTCGTCGAGAACAAAGGCATGCTGCCTCTGGACTGTGAGGATCTTGTGGCGGCCGTGGGCGACGAGAACGCGTACGAGCTCACACTCTTCGCTCTCTCCAATGCTCGCCCCGAAGCCGTAGCCCCATTCAGGGATTGGGTGCTTAGCGAGATGGGGTCTGTCGCAGGCGGACTTTCGAAGGTCGTCAACGGGCTCGTCATCCAGGTGGCCGAAGTGGAAGACCATCCGTTCGGACCTATCCTCTTGGATGAGCATCTGAGAACCTTCGGCAGCCCTGCCGAGCGAGACGCCGTGTGGTCGCTCCCCTCATCGCTTCATGTTCGTGGCGTCGACCACCAGACGGCGCTCTACCGCGAGCGGGACATCCTGAAGCACATGCCGCGACTCAATACGCAAGAGACAAGTACGCAGATGCCCCTGGTACTCGCCTGGGGTCTCTCCTCCGTGAGCAACCTGAAGAGACGTCATTGCCGGAACCAACTCGTGAGGTGGGGACTCTCCAACCCCACCGAGTTCGCAAAGCTCTTCGGCCGCTTTTGCTCCATTGACGATCCGCAGATCCGCGAGGACATGTTTGCCATCGCCGAGGAGATCGTCAGCCAAGGTGTAGCTGTCGCAGCCGTCGAGGCGGAGATTGGCAGGCTCGCCCTCGACTCGGTCTTCTCCGAGCCCGACAAGCCAGGCAACCGCGATGCCGCCCTCCGCTTCTATGGGCGCATCATTGTCGAGCGATGCATCTCTGACGGCCTCCTTGACGAAAGCGAGGCCGCCGTCTGCAGGCCGCCCTATACCGTATCCTCCCCTGAAGATTCTTTGCCGATATTCCCCGACGCATGCAACGCAACGGCGTCGGTCGGTTACTGGCCCATTCACGATGACCTGGCCCGCTATGTGCTGGTCGATTGTCTCGCGAATACCTTTGGCATCTATGGCCATGTCTCTGGGAAGAAGAGTGGGATTGACTCTCTGGACGGCATCATTGGCATGTCGGCATCCGCCGCTGGGGTGGAACCTCCCACGTTCGAGGGCTGGGCTATCGCGGCGGCCTATCAATACCTTCTCGATCATGGCTACGACCCGGAGTCGTTCGACGCAGACCGCCCCGTTGACGGTTCGCATCCCATGGGCGTTGACCGCGCCATACGTGGCTGCTTCTACCCCGCCGATCACGGAGAGCGGAGCACGGTGATGACCGTCGCCGAAAAGTACGTCTGGTGCGCGCAGCGGGAGATATGCGGCTACTTGGCCGATCGTTTGCCCGTCCAAGACCAGTTCTGGTACGAGGGGCAGCCCAGAAGCATCGGCGATGATGGCCTCGTGGCGGACTTCGGCATGCTCCTCAGCTACGACAGCCCGCTCCTCGAGGCGACCGTGCTTGGACTCAAAAAGAAGCGCGATAGCTCCGAGCCCATATTCCCCGAGCCCTTCTCATGTAATGACTCGGATGTGCCAGCGTCCAAGAGCGAGCTTCGGTCCTGGATTGGCTCTGCCGACGCCAGCGCAGCAATCGCGCTGCTCGGCTATCGCCCGAACATCGACGTTTCCATTGCCGGCGATACTTTACCGATTTCCCTCTTTGCAAACGATTGGGGCGTGTGCGGCAAGGAGTCCCGCGTGTGGCTCCATGCCGGCGTCGTGGATGTCGAGGAGATTGGCAAGCTGAATGGTGCTTCCAGCGCCAGCCTCGATGGGTATGACCGTTCGTCTGGTTTTCAGGTCGGGTACGCAGCTCCTGCGAGCTATCTATCTCCCGTCGAACTGCTTGCGTCTCCATGGATGAAGGAATACGACGAACCGGCGGGGGTCGAAATGGTCGCAGATGCCCATGTGTCGGCCAGTCCCCTGTCTGGCCACTGCGTCGCGAGCCTAATCGACACGGGCGATTACTTCTGCGACTTCCCATCCGAGCTAGCGAGGAGCCTCTGCGGCGTGACGCGCACGGATGGCTGTCGCTACTACGACGCCGAAGGCAAAACGTGCTTCGAGTACGCCGAGTTCGGCACCGCATACAGGCATGAATACCAAGCACTTTTCGCCGATAAGGACGCGCTCATGGATAAGCTCAGGGGTTCTGGCAAGGTCCTGGTCTGGTACGCGACTGTCCAGAGGGACGGCACCAACCTTGCAAGGGAGCGCATTCCCGGCCTTGACGACAGGGTCGAGAAGTCCTGGATCATCTGGGAATCGAATGACGGCACCTTCGACTTCTGCCCGGCATCGGAAAGGGAACGGGGCGAGCCTCAGCCTCATTCACCATCCGACGATTTTCTCAACAGCCTTCTATCCGACTACATGCCTAAGAAAAGTACTGAGGATTCAGGCGAATCCGGCTCATAGCAAACCGGTTGGCTCTGTTAAAGCAGAAATGACATACAGTGTCTTTACCATGTGCTATACTTGTTCCAGAACGAAGGGAGCATGAAATGGCACAGGACCTCGCGAGCACGGTCAGGGAGCAGCTTTCGGGCATGGGCCGCGCCGAGCGCCAGCGCGCCATCGAGAGCCTTCGCTCGGCCATGCCCGGCGCGATGTACCAGACGGAGCGCGAGAGCGCCGACTACGAGGCCAAGTGCTGCCCGAGGTGCGGCTGCGTCGAGATGGTCAGGAAGGGCCATGCGAAGGACGGCAGCCAGCGCCACCTCTGCCACGGGTGCGGCAGGGCCTTCGGGGCCCGCACCGGTCGCGTGGTCGGCATGGGCAAGCCCCCCGCCGAGAAGTGGATGGCCTACGTCCAGCGCTTCGTTGACCGCCTGGGCCTGCGCGCGTGCGCGGAGCGGGTCGGCGTATCCCTGCCGACGGGCCTCTTCATGCGCAGGAGGCTGCTTGGGGTCGTCGCGACGTTCGTCGGCGCCTTCTCGGTCGCGGAGGGATGCGGCTGCGAGCTGGACGAGGCCTACTTCCCCGAGTCCTTCAAGGGCAACCACATGGGGGGGTTCCTTCGGGCTTCCGAGGAGGGCGCGCCATCGCGGCAGGCAGCGCCGCAGGCGCGGCCTCTCCAAGGAGCAGATTCGCGTCATGTCCGGCGTGAACGACTCCGGCGAGCCCTTCCTCGACATGGCGGGACGCGGCTCCCTCTCCCCCCAGCGCGCGCTCGACTGCCTGAGAGGCAGGATGCAGGACGGCGCAGTCGTGGCCACGGACAGGTCCGGCGCGTACCCGTCCGCCCTGAGGGGGCTTTCCGCTGCGGCGCACCACGCCTACGACTCAAAGGACCGCTCCGAGGGGGCCATCGACCACGTGAGCGCGCTCCACTCCGCCCCCGACGGATCCATGGCCCGCTGCAGGGGCGTGTCCACCAGGCATCTCGCAGAGCATCCTGCTTGGTTCAGGTGGGACTGCCCGTTCAACGTGTCGTCGCTGGGCGCCGGCGCCCTCGTGCGTCAGGTTGAGCCCTGCGTCTGCCACACCTCGCCCGGGGACTGCTGGGGCGTCGGGCCGCCCTACATGGAATACTGGGCCGACCGGGCCGCATGACATACAATGTAGGCTCGCACAGAAAGGACGGAGGGATGGCGAGCAACCCGGTAACCAACATACGCATCGACCCTGATCTGAAGGAGCAGGCGAACGTTGTCTTCGAGGAGCTGGGCTTGACCCTCTCGACGGCGGTCAGCGTGTTCCTAAGGGCGGTCGTCCGTGAGGGCGGGATGCCCTTCGACATGAAGCTCGCACGCACCGGCGACAGCGCAATGGAAACCAGTCGCGACATTGCCATTTCTCAGCATGAAAAGGACAAGTGGCTCCGGCAGGAGGACAGCTCACCCAGGGCAGTCTAGAGATAGAAGGCACAGGGGGCTGCCGCAGCTTCTTGATGCATGCAGAAGGCTGCAGAGCGGCAAGCGACATGCGAGGTCCGATATTGGTGAAGCCCTCGAATTAGAAGCTGACGCTGACCCGCCTGCAATCGCAAGCGCAGCCTTGAATGGAATAGAGAGGCGACTAGCAGGACTATCCAGGATGCAGGCCGAGCTTAGGCAGGCGGTTGGTGCACTTTACAATACGACTCACCGAAACGCGGTGTCGTCCGACAAGTCGGACGACACCCATTCGCTCAGACTATGTTCATGTCAATTCAGCTTTAACAGAGCCAACCGGTTCCTATCCCCCTTGTGACACCCCCAGACAATGCCCGTACCTAGAAGGTGCGGGCATTTCTCTTTGCCCGCACGACGCGGAAAGGCGGTCGCAATGGAGGGTGAGTCCAGTGGCGTGCAGCAGGCGCAGGGCCAGGCCGAGCAGGGCGAGAACCAGCAGCAGGGCGGGCAGGAGCCGGGCGTCGACGCCCAGGTGGGGCAGAAGCAGGACCAGCAGGAAACCCAGAAGGACGCGGTGAGCGGGGGCCGCGGCACCGACTACGACGCGCAGCTGAAGGCCAAGGACGCCGAGATCGAGGCGCTCCAGACAAAGGTGGCCGAGGCCGCCAAGACGGCGGAGGCGACGGAGAGGCTCGGCAAGGAGATCGCCGACCTGAAGGCCCGCCTCGCGGACGAGGGCAAGGAGGGCTTGGACATGCCGAACAACATCGCAGCGATCAAGAACTACACGACCATCCTCGACCGCGTGTACCAGAGGGAGGCGACGAGCTCTTGCCTGAACTCGCCGGCACGCATGGCGAGGGCGGGCCGCAACGCGAAGGAGATCATAATCCCGAAGATCTCCGTCTCTGGCCTGGGCGACTAGAAGCGCAACGTGAGAGTAGTTGTCCGAGTGAGCGCTCAACGAAAATGAACTTCTCGCTCACTGTGGCATGATGTGAATGAGTTACAAGCTCAGAGCTTATCGAGTAGCGGGCGACGCAACATGTCCGGAGGCCATCATCTCCTATCTGCTGCTGTATGCGCTTCTCTACATCCTTAAACACGTGACTCGGAACGGCGGCATCGCCGCGCACGAGCTTAACAAGATCCTTTCGCACCACAAAGCCTGGGAACGCGTCGTTGGGCTTCCTGTCGAGATTGTCCATGCTATCGCTTCACCTTCCGGTACTTCTGCTTGCTGCTGGTTGGTCTGTCGGGAATGGTTCGCTCGATGAGTACACATACGAGGGAAGGCTCAAGGTAGCGCTCCCTAAAGCTTGGACGGTGCTTCAGCCCCAGTTCCCTCATCCGTTCTGAAGCTGATATCTCTCTATCCCCTAGGACAGCAATAAGTTCCTTTACCGAATCGTCAGCGCAGTGGGCGCCTGTCGACACTTGGTCGGTGACTTGGTCGGTGTTGTTGTCAACTTGGTCGGTGGCTTGGTCGGGGTTGTTGTCAACTTGGTCACCAGCATGAGTCATTTTGCTACTCTTCGGTGACTCAATCTCCATCACAAGCGGGGAGGACTCGCCTCCCATACCCGACAGGTGGAAAACCTCCCAGACCGCTCGTCTCGAGCTCCAGAGCCAAACGAACCCGATCCTGTTCAAAAGCTATATTGTGAACCCGAGTAGCTGACCGTTGGGCACTATGTCTGTTTCGGTGGGCGCGTGAACTCTGCCGCCCCCAAGTGAACCGAATTCAACACTTAGCTACCAGGCGTCATCTTAATGCGAAGCTCGCCTTTATCTACGTCGAGAAGCTCGAACAGCCTTTTCAGAAGCTCTATCTTGGACCACGTGCTGGTGCTTGACTTGACGAAGAGCCCGTCGCTCACTTTCGAGTAACCCTGCCTCTCCTCGTGCTCGAAGGCACTCCCGGGAAACGAGCTCCCCTCCGAAATCGAGTAGAGCCGACCGAGGTCAAGGTCACAAAGCGAGCGCAGGACGCCGACCTCCATCTCCTTCCAGGTCTTGACGGGAGTGTCATCCCCCATGAATGAGTAGGAGACTATGTCCCTGCCCGTGAACTCCGTGTCATCGCCGAGTGTCGCCTCGTCGGGAACCTCGCGGGTTGGCTGGTACGAGGTGGAAATCGAAGGCCAGAGCTCGATGAACCTGCCCTCGAGCATACTCTGCCGGTTCTCTAGCTCCCTCTCGCCCCAGGTCTCCTGGTCCCCGACCCACTTGTTCATCCTGAAGACGCTGTCGGCGAAGCCGTTCTCCATGTCGCACTTTTTTGCGAAGTCCCTGTTGCTGTACTCGGAATTGTAGGCGGTGATCGTCAGGTTCGCGATGCGGTCCTTCCACTTCTCGTGGACCTCCTCACATCCTTCCCCCAGGGACTTGCGCCAGGAGGCATTGAGCGTCTGGGGCATGATGTGCTCGACCGAGAACTTCCCGTTCCTGAGCCCGCCGACGACATCGACGCGCTCCTTGCTGTCGCCGTTCTCCAGCCGGTCGTACAGGTACAGCTTCCTGTTGCCAATGCGGTAGTAGTCACGCGTCGCCAGAGAGGAACGGAACTCCTGGTCCGTGGGAAACCTCCCCGTTCCTGTCTTGTGGAGCAGCGAGTACTTCATCGCATCGGGGTATGTGGCACCCTCCGCGACGCCACGCATCGCGTCGCCATGCAGGGTCTCGAACACTTTGTTCAAGGAGTTCGTCGGAATTCCGCAGGACCATCTCCTGAACAGGTAAGACTCCACCGCCTCCATGCACTCGACAGCCTGAATCTCGCTAACCGTGCCGTTATCGAGGGTCGCCAGCAGATTCAACGAGAACGGGATTACCACGCCCATCTGCAGCAAGCCGAGCCTGTACAGAACTGCATCGAGCTCACTCCGGTCCCGGTCCGGGCTCACACACCTCCCGTAGCGGTCGGAGAAGCTCCTCAGGTCACCAAGCATTGCGAGTGTGTCGAGCCTCCCGGACTGCGCGGACGTATACGTCCTACGCGCATAGTCCACGTAGGACTGGTAAACGCGCCCCACCACTGGGGTCTTCCCCATCTTGGCTGCAAGGTAGTAGCGGACGAAGTCGCTCACCTGCCCCAGCGTGTTCCTCTCGATTGGAATCCAATACTCTTCGTAGCAGCTCTCCTGTTCCTTCTCAGCGAGATCCATGAGGATGAAGTTCCGAATCTTGTCCGCCTCGGTCAGGTCGAGGCCCGTCGAGTTGAGGCTCTCGAAGACCCTCTGGGCATCGTCGTGCTCGTCGAGCTTCACGTCGATGATCTTCAGGCGCTTGACCGCGTCGAAGAGCTGGTCGCCCGTGATGGGCATGTCGGCGATGCGCTTGAGGAAATACCTGTAGTTTCGGGTCACGTTCGACCCCTCAACCAGGTTCCCGCCGCCCGCGACGACGGCGCCGAAGGCCCCCATGTCCCCCTTCACGAGCTTGAGGCGGAGCTTCTGCTCGTCGGGGTGATAGGTGTCGACCAGGAACTGTCCCTCGATGTAGTCCGCTTTGCTGGCCTCCACCGAGGTGACGCCGCTCTCGGGCGAGCGAAGCTGCGCGACGAGCGCGGCCAGGAGGATGAACACCGTGGTGATGCGCTGCTGCCCGTCGATCACCACGCGGGTGTCGCCCTCTCGCTTCGAGACGATGCTCCCAAAGAAGTGCTCCCCCATGCCGGTGGTCGCCACGCTCTGGAGGTCATCAAAGAGCCTCTTGCACTGCTCGATCTTCCAGTCGTAGTTGCGCTGGTACACGGGTATAACGAATCGAGTCTGCTTGCCCTCGATGATGTATGTGAGGTACTCGTCCTCGCCGCGCATATAACCTCCGTTGGATATCTTCGGCAAATTATCCATCAGCCAATAAAACGACTCAGAGCAAACTATCATCAACCCAGAGATAGATACGAGGATAGGCCAATTCCCTTTGTATTAGCGATAATGTCAAACGCTAAATTGCTCTGTTGAATTCGTAGCAGCTCTCCGTCCCCCGAAAGGAGTCCCATGCCCGTCTCGCAACAGCACTCCCCCACCCTTCGCGACTGCGTCTACGGCCAGGCCGTGGGCGACGCGCTCGGCGTGCCGTACGAGTTCCGCGCCCGCGGCACGTTTGAGTGCACGGGCATGGTGGGGCACGGCTCTCACAACCAACCCGCCGGCACCTGGAGCGATGACACCTCCATGGCACTCGCGACCTGCGACAGCATCCGCGCCACGGGCCGCATCGACGTGCGCGACATGCGGGAGCGCTTCGTCCGCTAGTATCGCGAGGGCGCGTACACCGTGAGCGGCCTCTTCGACATCGGCGGCACCACCGCCGACGCGCTCTCCTCCGGGCGCGGTCGCGCGGGCGAGCGCGACAACGGCAACGGGTCCCTTATGCGCATCCTCCCACTCGCGTTCACGGACGCGACGGACGACGAGGTTCGCGCCGTCTCCGCCATCACGCACGCGCACGCCACCTCCTGCGAGGCGTGCGTTCGCATGGTGCACGTGGCCCGCAGGCTCATCGCCGGCGAGGGGCCGCGCGACGTCGCGGGCAGCCTCGTGGGCGTGCCTGCGAGCCAGATCCGCTCCGGCGGCTTTGTGCTGGACACCGAGCGCGCCGCCCTGTGGTGCCTCGCAAACACCTCGAGCTACGCCGAGTGCGTGCTCGCGGCGGTGAACCTGGGGGACGACACGGACACCACCGCCGCGGTGGCGGGTCGTGGGCGTGCCGGGCGTCGCGGAGGAGGTCGGCACGGGCTCCGTGGGGCCGACGTTCGGCATCGTGCGGCCGGCGGTGCCGAACACGAGGGTGGACTTCTCGCCCTATGGCCAGAGCGTGTTCGCGGACGCCGGGAGGCGGGTGCCCATCCCGTTCGGCAAGGGCGACTGCACGGTGTTCAGGAAGGTCATGTCAACCGAGGACACGATCCAGGAGTTCGCCCCCGCACTGCGCACCGGGGCGCAGGGCAAGGCGTTCCGCCTGGCGCTGCAAGTCTTGGGTGATCTCGTCGGCCTAGGGACGAACTACTTCGACCTGGACAACGTCGGCTACGTGAAGACGGCGACCGAGGTGAGCTCCGACAACAGCGCACTGATCCGCAACATCAGGAAGAACGAGAACAACCTGCAGGGTGCTCTGGTGGGTGTCTCCAGGGCGACCATGGCCTACGAGAGGAGCATAGGAAAGAGCCTGCCCGAGGAGGGCGACGTGAGCGCCATATTTGACGACTCAATCATCCAAGACAGGGCCTCGGAGAAGCAGCAGGACATGGCGGAGGTTGCGGCAGGGCTCATGTGACCCGCAAGGAGTACCGCACGCGCTGGTACGGGGATGCAGCGGGCGGCAGCGGCGCGGCTGGGACGTCGCAGGTTCTTTAGGGCCCCGCGCCGTCAGTAGGACTCGCGAGTCGCACGGCGTGTCTGGCGGAATTCGGATAGTGTGCGGTCATCCGCGCCACGGGGCCGTCACTGGTGGATCGTCGCGAGCATGGGGCGCTGGCAGGCACGTACCCTAGCTACCACGTCAAGCCCTACCACCCTCCGCACTGAAACGGCCACGACTGGAATCCGGCGCGCAACGATGACAGAACTGGCGAGGGTACATTGGTGCGGATGGGCACGAACCGCCGTCACATCTGGTGAATTATTTCTTGGCTTCAACAATTAGTCTTTCACCCGAGCGAAGATGCTCGGGTTGTAAGCAAAGATGCGTTTCGACTCGAGCATCTGCTCACCGGAGGTCGCCGACGAGTAGCTGTAGTCGAGCGCGTGGGCGCCCTCGGCGTCGTCCGGCAAGGTAAGCTTGGCGACGCTCATGACCTCGGTCGAGGCACCGTTCACCTCGAAGTGGGACGACAGCGCCGCCTCGGGGGTGACCATCGTCGTGTCCTGAGCCGCCGCGGCGCCGTAGCCGGAATAGGACAGATTGAAGTAGGCGTGGCCAAACGGGACCCCGCTCGAGCCCGGCGCGAGCTGCAGGATGTCGCCGTTCGTGAGCAGGATGATGCCCTTGTCCGTCACATGCACGGACGTCTCGTCGCTCTCCTCCTTTGCCTTGGCGAGCAA